CTGATGCGATTCCGACGCGTGACTGATGCGATTCCGACGCGTGACTGATGCGATTCCGACGCGTGACTGATGCGATTCCGACGCGTGACTGATGCGATTCCGACGTGTGACTGATGCGATTCCGACGTGTGACTGATGCGATTCCGACGCGTGACTGTTCTTTCCAGACCCGTGGTGCGCGGCGGAACGCGCTTTACGGCGGTGTGCGGCCGGACGCACCGAGTTAGTTGTCGAAGTGCGGATTATCATTAATCGTCATTCCGCAATATTCCTTCGGCCGGAGTTTATAATCCTCCGGGTGATACACCTTGATTTTCTGTGCTTCGTCAATCAGGAACCGGAAATTATTCCAAAATTCATCCTTGTGCCCTACGCTCTCCGTCATAATGTGACTCAGCTCATGGAGTGCGACGAATGTCAGCGTATTTTCATCGATGAGTTTATTCCCCTTCTTCGTCGTATTCACGCAAAACGCGAGCTTCTCACCTTTGTTCTCACTATACGCAGTATATTCACTCGTCGGCAACGTCTCGCTTATTTTTTCAGGCCGGAAATTTTTGACTAAACGTTTCACATTCTCTCGGTCGGGGTAAGTATCGCCCATATGTTTTACGACCTTCTTCATTTTCTGAGTGACGGTGGCAAGAAGGTCGGCAGCCAATTCTAGTTTCGCACGCTCGCGCACACAATATTTATTTCCATCCACTTTCGAAACAATACACTTCAACTGAAACGCGTCTGACTCTTGGTAGATTTTCAGGCAAACCACAATAATAAAAATAATAATAATATATCCGAAAACACTTGTTTTGAACATCACGTTGGTATTATATAAATACGAACAATATGTATGTATTTATATAACAAGATATTTTGTTTCGGTTTGTATTATACATTCGGAAACACCAACTTATCCACGGTGCTTCTCACGCAGAAAGCGCGGTGGGCGATAATCCCGATGAGGAAGAGCGCGACGAGAGATTTCCAGAATGAGATAGTGAATGCGCGAGAGATGACGAACGCAAGAAGGACCGTTGCTGCGACATCAACGACCGCAATATCGAAGATACGGTAAGCATGTGCGCCTTCTCTCGGACGTCCGAAGATATCTTTGTAACGGCAGAGGTCAAGTCCGAATATTTTCATTCTTATGGTTTTATTTGTGCGTTTGTTTTTTTGTGCGTTTGTTTTTTTGTGCGTTTATTTTTGTATATTCGAGAGATTATTCCATTACTCGATGGGGCACCGCCAGTTCGGGTTCGGTTTGCTGATAAAGTCGGGTGTGTGCGTATAATCCACGGTAAGCTCTTCACCTGCGTCGATATCGCGTGCGGCAATAATCCACCATTCTCCGGTGGTTTTATCTGGTGTTGTCGAGAGATATGTATTGGGTAACACTGACCGAGGTGGAACGAATCCATCGCGGTCTTTTCCTGGGCAGTGGTTAATTTTACCTCCGATTGGTGTTATGGTTTCATCCGGGTTGATCGCAACGAATAATCTCTCGCCTTTTACGCGGGCGCGCTTCGTGAATAATCCGAGACCTTGAATATGACTCTTACCAATCGTGAAATCGGGGCTCATGAAGATGCCATGCTGGTAATTCACAAGAGCAGGAACGATAACGTTTTGGATGATGACCACAGAAAGTATCAAGACCACGATTACAAATAGAAGTGTCGAGAGAATGGACATCTGTGTGTTCGGCCGCACACAACCGGTTTGAATGTATATAGTTACATAATATTACATCTGCGCGTCCGGCCGCGTGCCACCGATAACCTCACGTTCAACCACAATTATGTTATGTAATATTTATACCAAATCTTACATAATATTTACACGCGACGGTGGCACGCGGCCGAACGCGCAATAATCGGTGGCTCGCGGCCGGACGCGCTTATTGAACCGGTGTGCTTCCCAACTCCAGAGGAGTGCGCATCAGGTCAGGAGCAAAAGTGCTCTGGTTCCAAGGACCAACATTCAACTGAGGGTTGGGGGGCTCAGAACGCAACTGAAGGTTGGCATTCTTCATGGTGTTGCCGATGGTGTCGATACCCGTCAAGAAAGTAGCAGAAAGAAGATTCTGGCCAAGAAGGTCGCCGCTGCCAGAAGGGTTCAGGCTGCCCCACTGATTGTTGCTGTCACGGGGAAGAAGGTCGGACGGGTTGGCAACGGGAAGATTAGCACCGCCGGTAAGAGCGGCACCCTGACCGGTCATCGCATCAACAGCAGAAAATCCATTGGCGCCGGTGGAGCTTACAGGAGCTGCCTGCTGACCTCCGACAACGGGAGCATTCGGGCGGCCATTTGCCTCACCCTGAAGGGGTTCGTGGGGGACAACGAACTTTTGGTCGGAATAGGTATAAACGGCATATACAAGAACAATCGCACCTAAAATCACAAGGATGTGATTCGCACGAAGTGTTTTCTCTAAATCAGACAAAAAACTCATTCTTATAATTTAATTGTATATAAAATAAATGATAAAATAATGTATTCGATATCAATTCTTGGTGTCATCGTCGGAACTTTCTGAATCTAAATCATCTAAATCATCCAATAGATATTTTGCCTTGATTTCTTTTGCTTCTAAATATGCGCGCATCGCAGCCCTTTTCATTTCACATGCTTTATGTTTGGCGATTTTATACATTTCATAAAGAACATCCTTGTGTTTTTTTAATGTAATCGGCTTAGGTATAGACGTCGTCGTCGGTGTCGCAGCCGCGGCCGTCGCAGAAGAAGACGAAGAAACGTCGAATACCGGTTCATTTACATCGATTACATCGGGTATATTTTTAAAATCAATATCCACTTCTGTGTATTCGAAATGCTTTAATGGCTGAGGACTAGTATATTTTTCGGATTCGTCCTGTTTAACTAAGCCTAAATCTTTGTTTTGTTCAGGCTCGGGCTCGGGCTCGGGTTCGGGCTCGGGCTTGGGCTTGGGCTTGGGCTCAGGAATGGCGGAGTGACTCGCAATTACAGCATTTGAAGGCGCGTCATCGCGAATGAAACACGTTTCAAACAAAGGAACATCCTGTAATACTAATACTTGGCGCAATAATAACTCAAACTGAAAGTTACGTGACGTAAATTTGATACCTTGAAACTCAACTATCGAAATAATCGAATGTTCGGCCTTAATATATTCTACTGTTGTCGCCTTCTTATGTTCATCGAATACCTGGCATAAAAATGGCGGAACATTCGCTGTAATATGACGACTTGGCTCTAAATTCACGCGTAATAGATAATTGCCGTTCTTATAAGCACGTAACGGCGATGCGAGAGAATTTTCAATATCGGTTTGGTCTAATTCTTGTGTGAACCATATATGCCTCTTTTCATAGAGTAACTCAACGGACCGTTTTTCTAAACTTGTCATCCATTCGAGGAGTTCGGTGTCGGCGTCGGTGCTTGTCAATACCAAATCGATATGCGCCTTTTTACCACTGACTATAATACCCTGCTTTGAAAGTGTTTTCGTTGTTTGGATGTAAAGTGGTTGTTTGCTGTTACAGTATGAGTAACGTGTAAGGTATGACCCGCCTGTAATATGCTGTGGTGGTGATAATTGAAGTTTATTGAACTGAAACGAATCATTTGCTTGAAAAACGTCCATGGAATAGAATATGAGCAGGTACTGCGTAATACGATAAAACGAATTAGTATGACGCAATAAAATTATTACGGAGAGATTACGTATGACATATTCCTAAATCAGAACATCCTTCGGTCGCAATAAAATCGCCGAGATGATTTAGCAAATTCGGAACTACTTGTTCTACAGCACTAAGACATAACTGTTGGACGCTTGCTGGCATGATCTGGCATATTTGTTCGATGTCGGCGGTAACAAAAGAAACAACCTTAGGATTATGTATGATGGTTTGATTGAAGCCATTCGCTAAAAACATGCATGCGTCGCATTCTAAGGGGTTCTTCTCTTCCACGACGGATTCGGGGGGATTGGCGGCGGCGTGACTCTCGACAGCGGTGGCGGTGGCGGTGGTGGTGGTGGCAGTTTCGTTCTTCGGGCTCAACGCAAGAATTGGATGTGCGTCGGCGGCGTCGAACGCAAATAATAGGCTAAGCAAAAGAACGGGAATAACCTTCATTTAATTTTTATACATATTGGTAGTAAATTATTTCTATATCTAATATATAAACATTCGCATATGCCTCGTAAATCATCCAGACGCCAACGTTCTAAACGTTCAAGCCAGAACCAGAACCAGAACCAGAACCAGAACCAGAACCAGAACCAGAACCAAGTTGGCGGTGAAGGTGCGCATCAAATCTCTGAGGAAACACTTCAGCAAGCCGGTAAGATTGCCCAGCAGCTTCTGAATAATATGTCTTCTTCTCAGCAAGGCGCACAGAGTGGTGGAAGTGCGCTTCAAGGTTCCGAACTCACTACTGGTGGCGCTCCTCCCGCTGCTTCTGCCGCCGCCGCTGCTCCTGAGATGAAGGCCGCCATGGCCGGTGGTGCTGTTGCTGGCGCAATTGCCGGCGCCGAAGCTTATTCTTCCTTGAAGGGTTCGCCTATTGTCGGTGGCAAGAGACGCCGTGGAAAGCGCGGTAGCAGTAGCCAGTCTGAGTCTCTGTCCCAGTCCCAGTCTCAGTCCCAGTCCCAGTCTCAGTCCCAGAGCAAGAGCCAGAAGGGTGGCATGCTTCCCGGATTAATGACCGCTGTTGAAACTGCGTTGGTTCCTCTCGGTCTTTATTTAGGACAGAAGGCGCTTCAATCCCGTAGATCCGGAAATCGTTCGCTCGGCCGTTCTTTTGATTTCCGCCGTGCCTCTCGTCGCACTCGTCGTCGCAGGTGAAACTTCGATAATTGAATTATAATAATAACATAATCAAGAAGATATAAACATATTTCATATATAATTATATCCTCTACGACTACGAATGAATCCTACCAGCATAATGACCGTTACTCATTCTTCGTCAGCGGCGGCGGCAACTACACCACCCACCCTCGAATTGAAAATCAAACGATGGGTCGAACTTGATAACAAAATCAAATCAACAGCAGATGAAGTTCGTGATATTCGAACCGAAAAATCGGTCATCAACGATGAAATACTTGAAATCATCGAAGAAAAACAACTCGGGAAGGCGACCGTGAATATTTCCGACGGGAAGCTTCGGTTTGTTCAGTCGAAAACAACAGCACCACTCACGCTGACGTATATTGAAAAATGTCTCTCCGATTTGATTACAAACGGCAAACAGGTGGAGCAAATCATGGCGTATATTAAGAAGAATCGAGAGACGAAGACGTCCATGGAAATTAAGAGGGTTTATGATAAGAAGACGAAAGGTGGTGCTGATGGCGATACCGCGGCCGACGATGACAGCGACGAGTAACGCGGAATGAAGAAGCGTTATAACCCGCGAAATCATAATCTAATGATAGTATAAGAGTATCATTACATTATAAAGGCAGCAACATAATCAGAATACAAATGAAAACAGAAGTAAAACAGTATTTTAATCCCGACCAGCATTTGACGCTTCATCAAGACAAAGATGGAAATATGATTGGCGGGGGGTATCAAGTGAATAATTTACTATACCAGCATAAGATGCCGTTGTTTGTTTCTCTCGATGACACGGAGAACCAACATGGCGGTGGCGGCGGCGGTGCTGACCAGCATTTCATTCCCGAAAAATTCAGCGATTTATTCCGTGATTTAGCAGTTCCTGCTGGGTTGTTTATGATGCCGGCATTATTTCGTCCCCGCAATTACGCATTTGAAGTCGCGGAAGCAGAAGCAGAAGCGGAGTCGCCGACGAAGACGGACGCGAAACCACACGACGATGACGGCGACACCGACACCACCAACAGCGACAGCGACAGTGACAGCGATACCGACCGTAGAAAACCTGTTCCAAAAGATATATTCGACCGATTATTGGAACTCGTTACACCAAGCGAGCGTGTTCAACATGATGTAAAAACACGACGACACCGGCAGCATTCGAATAAAAAGAAGACCAATACCACGAAAAAAGCTCGTTCGTATATGGAATGAGTAATGGAGTGTAAATAACCTTACCGAGAGATTATTTACATTCATTCATAGAATGAAATTACAACTCTGGAACCATCACAACAACGACCACGCACTCTTATTGAACGGAGCAATCACGACATCGTTGATTTTATTCTTCATCTCCTGGACACGTGCCTCATGAAGTGGGTCCAACATCTTCCCCGCTTCGTAGTTCTGAATACTCGCCATCAATTTCGACGACGCAGGATTGATTTCAGGTTTGTCGCCATAACAATTCACACCCACCTTCATAGCAGCGTTGCTCATGTAGCCGCCGTTGATACCGGGACGCCCGCAACTATTCTTCTTCGTAGGGTCGGTGCTCTTCTGTAACTCTTCCCACGTGGATTTCTGTGTCGGGTAAAGTATCATCTGGTTATCCGACCAGCCATAGGAACACCATTCAGCGCCGGATTTATGCGCTTCTTCCATTTGGTCGATGTTGGCCAAATTTGCACCATACGCTTGACATAACGCTTTCGCATTTTCATAGTCGTAGATATTTGCCGGAATATGGAATACCTGTTTGCGCATTTTGAGAGATGGACCAGTTCCTAAATCTCCCCCCACCGCATCGGGTTCGGCCGGCACCGTTTGAGAGATTACAATTTCTGGTTTGGTAGAAAGCAAATTCGATATTTCAGTCGTGATATTCGTATTGAAGAAATACTGGAACCCGTTGATTACGACGATCACAATAAAAATCGCCCATAAAAATATCTCAAGAATCGAGATATTGGCAAATAATGTTGCTTCCTGTGTGTCATTTTCAGAATTGCCTCCTGCTAAAGCATTCGTGACAAAATATACCATGAATAGCGCTACGCATATTAAAATAATCACACGCATGTTGATGTATTTATCGATATTACCATCGATCCAGCTGAAGATACTACTGACTTCGTGAAGACCTGCGCGGACTGCGTCGCCCGAAGCATCGGTGGGGTCTGTGGCCGATGTCGATGATGACGCTGGTTTCATAGAAGGTTGTGTATGTTTTGATAAAGATTGGTTCGCAGCCAACATGAATGAAAGAATGAACTACTATATACTATTCTTATAATAATGTTACTGCGTTTTATTTTGCTGCTTTCTATAAAACAAGCAATATGGCAAATTACTCGTAATCGTTTCGTTTGTAAATTCCGCCTTTTTCACATTCTCGTCGTTAAACATATACCAAGTATTGTCGGCGGTGCATATCGTGGCGGTATAATGCCCATTTCTACTAAAACTTCCGTGATGGTTACATACCGCGTATAAGTCATAAATGTAAGTATCGCGCTTATATCCATTCACGAATGAACTCAAATTCAGGTTTTTTAATGGAATCTCGACGGGTATCGTCACTTTCTCGGCTCCACGCTCCGTATATTGAACACGCTTCAAATCAATAATCATAATATTCGGCAGACTCCAATACATCATACCGCGTTTAACATTTTGATACTGTTTTGTCGTGTCATTAAACCACGCATTTTCGCCATCTAAGACTTCGCCATTACAATAATGACTAAAACAGTCGAGCAGCGACGGAATACGCGTCTTTCCAGACTCTGGAATTTGAACGATGGGTATCGAAAGTGATATAATCGAAAATGGTTCCGGGGATATACTTAATATCTTTGTTGTGTCGTTGAGGTCTGTAATCACCGACATCTGTATGCCGTAAAATAGATTCAGCATTTCGGAGTAATTCTTCGAATACATCTGCCGCATCATTTCATAACATTTACGACCAACGACGTCCTTCTCGTTATTCACACTCCCTGTTATCGTCATATTCACTTCTCTCGAGAGAGCCATGTGAAACGCGTCCAACATAAAAACAAGGAACTCTTGAACATCGTTTTGTGCGTATTGTGTGAATATTTCTTGATTTTTTAGACGCGCAATCTGCTTCATCGTGGCAATAAACCCGCCCGGCGAGACGATACAATTCTCGCTCCACATGAGTGTTCTCAGTTTATCCCATTCACTCAATAAAACTGCGTCGGGTTTATTTGTAAGTCGTTTCTTGTATTTTTCATCGTTTAAAAACCGATTCAACTCATACGTATGGGAAAGCGCTTGAAGACATGAATTCACGAAACACGTATTTCCCATATTCATGAGTCCGGTGATACCCCTATTCACGAAATCGGGAAATCGTTGGCTCATGGAATAGAATGGAATGGAATGGAATGAAATGGAATGGAATGAAATGAAATGGAATGGAATCGAAAGCGTTCTTTACAAAGTAATACAAAAATATGTTTAAGTGGCATTCACATCGCGATGGAAACCGATATAGAAACGAAATCGCATATATATGTATTGATTGTATCGTATCGTATATTATGGACGCTTGGGACGCATCAAATAACGCGACAAATCGGCGATACGACCGCGGACGTATTTATGTGACAGATGAACGTCATGCTGATACAAATGACACTCCTCCTGACATGGACCATCACGAGAGATTCAACTTGAACCAGTATTATAACGCGGTGGAAGATGAACAGTTATATATGGATGAATATACCTCGCTTATACAAAGATATAATGATTTTATCGTGAATTCGAATACACTTTTTACACGTATGGAAATGACGTTGCGAGAGAATATAACGAGAGCGGTGGCAAGACAAACCTATTATTATCATCAGTCAGAAGACCTCTATCGTAGAGAATTGCGTAGGTCATTCATGATACGGTCTCATGCGGCAGGAGCGCCGACAGCGACAGCGACAGCGACCAGTCCCATGACCGCGCCGACTCAATCGAACGAAATACCTGCTCAACAAACCGGAAATATGCTGCCTCGATTACTATCTCGTTATATTGCTACTGAAAATGCCCGCCAACAGCGAAATAACAACCTATTTTCGATGCTTTATACAATTCCGATTGAAACGATTGTAGGCGCAGGTGTAGGCGCAGGTAGTCACTCGCGCGCAGATGGTCCTCCAACGAATGAACAAATCAACCGCGCAACTTTGAATACGGTGTTTTCGAATATCTTATCGCCGGTGAATGCGACATGCCCAATATCACGTGACGAGTTCAACGATGAAAGTGAAATCACGATGATACGTGGGTGTAATCACATCTTTAATCGCACGAGTTTGAGAGAATGGTTGGCATATCATTCAACATGTCCGATGTGTCGGAGAGACATTCGAGAATATCGACCGCCGTCACTTCAAGAACCTTCGCATCCGCCTATTCCCAGAAATATTTCAATCGATAGCGCCGGCCGAGACCATGTTACATTTTCCTATGATTTGCCGCCGAATGTAAATACTAACAATAATGATGAAATGTATCGCAATCTTATCAATATGGTTGCGAATATGATAACGAACAACAGAGATAGAAATAACAGCAATAACAGCAATAACAGCAATAACAACAACAACAACAACAACAACAACAATAATAATAATAACAACAACAATAATAACAATCAGGATGACGACGACATTATGGAAGTGGATTAAAAAATGCGCGAATGCGTGTTGATGCGTGAATGCGTGTTGATGCGTGAATGCGTGAATTCATTTTCCACGCTTTCCGCCGCCAAACCAGTCCGTAATCGCCCTATTCCCTTTATTCAAATTATCGGCTTTCACCAAGAACTCATCGAATAACAAAGATTTCACCTCCTTGTGTCGCATCTCTGTTATTTTCTTCTCCCGCTTGACCGGGTCATCGATCGTTGATGCTACCGTCTCAACCGCGTCCAAGAATCGTCCCTTCTTCTTCTGAAATGCCGGCAACTGTTCCAATACCAGCGCAAAGAGTTGTTGAACCGGTTTCATAATTTGATTTGTAATATAGAATGAATAATTGAGCTGAAGTTTCTTCGCGTGAATATAATCGGGGTGCTCTATCTTGTCGCCTTGAAGCGCGCCTTTCGCGTCGTTGTGAATATACGCATACGGGATACGGTCGCCTGTATTCGGTTTATTGCCTGGGTCGCGCACACCCATTCGGTCGGCGAGAACCTTGTGCGCGATTTGCTGCGGGTTCTTATAATCTGACCTCAGCGACTTGGTGATGATGAGTTTTTCGATCGGGCATTTCTGGTCAATCATGTATTGAAGCTTCTCGCGCAGAAACGCGATGGCACGATCCACATTTTGCTCCTTCATCAGAATATCGATGATACCGCCATAAATCTCCTTTACAATCGGCGCATTATCGCGGCGTTTCAGCACAATCCCCATACTCTTCAGTTTGCCCTTATTCGGATTCTGCTCATAATACACCCCGACATATCCTTTCTTGCGCAACAGGGCAAATGGGCATATCGTTTTTTCATAGACCCACGCATGAGGACCTTTCAAGAACTTCGACGAATAATCGCCCACCTGTTTTGCGAGCTCAATCGTGATTTCAATCGCGTCTTTCCCGCGAATGGGAACACCCTCAGGTGTAGCGAGGTTGAATGTGAAGAATACACTATCTGTGTCGCCGTAGATATACTCCGCCTTCGAATGGACGATGGGATATTTCGGGTGTGATGTTGGAAGGAGGATATCCCCATAAGCCTCTTCGACCACACGACGCGCGTAAGTCAGGAGTTTGCGTCCGGTTGCGGTCGTGGAAGCGGCAACATCTACTTCATAAAATGTGCTTGTCTTCGCACCACACTGTCCGTATAATGAATTCGCGGTCACCTTATAACCGAGCTGTCGCTTGTCTAAAATATTCGCCATGAATGCGTCGGTCTGCTTTTCGGCAAGCTTGCGTGTTGTCTTACGCGCAAGTAGCAGTTCTTCCAGAATCGCCGGCATGATTCCCTTCTCACCTTCCGGGAATTGCGCAAATCGACACACTTTTGTTCCGCATTTCACTTTCACGGCGGCTGCGGCGGTCTTTGTCGCGGATTTCGGTCGCGTCCATCGATACATGTCATACGTAATATCCACATATTTGTATCCAGGGAGGTTATCGTAGCATTGCTCACCCGTCTCGCGGATAAGCTCGCCGTCTAAGTCGTATTCTTTCGTCCATACCTTACTATCATGTGACAGATTTTCGCTAATCATCGATGACGGATACAGCGACGAATAGTCATTACATGCGACTGGATTATCAAGGTAAAGTCCGCATTTGGGTGGCAGAACAATCGCGCCTTCATATCCGGATTCGCTGCGGTCTTTGTCGATCACTGGCATCAACGTATTCTTCTCGCGACACTTCATCGCGACATAACTCGTGAGTTTAATTCCTTGGCCGCGCATCACGAGGAAACTAATCGGAACGCTACAAATCTTCGCCATCTCTGTATAGCCCGTAATAATATCGATTTTGTTCATCAAATGATGGACCAAGTTACAATCCTGAATACAGTATTTCGCGATGACCGCGCGTTGTTTCGGTCCTTCATTCGTCATGCGGAAAATATCTTGCGGTGATACATCATCTTTTGCGAGACCCCAACGCACCATCATCTTCATATCCGGTGTCGCTGAGCCTTCGACGATGAAGCCGCCGCCACCGCCAGGTATCGCGACGACCTTGAATTTGTGTCCATCTTTATAAAGGTCGGTAGAATGGTTCGTCTGCTCAAACTTTACGAAATTCCCGACTTCAAGACCGAGGAGATTCCCGGATATCACGCGGGTCGTGTCGCTTGCTGCGTCGTATTCCACACTCTTCACTGCGTCGCCGATGAAGTAACTTGATACATCATCCAACTTATACGACGAGAGATTGAAATCGCGGCGCAAGTAGTTATACACATCGACTTGAAGCCGACCGGTCATTTTGATATAGTGAAGGTCATATTGTCCGCTCGCAAGGGCGATTTTGGTTTGCTCGATTGCGACATTATCCGCTGTTATTTCGGTGTTTGGATTCACAAACCCGCCGCCGCCCGCACCACCCCCGCCCGCGTTGGCACATAACTCGTCTTGATTTCGCGACAGTTTCAGGAACTCTTCGTAGCATCCGGTCTCTACCGCGCGGCGAAACATGAACTGATAATCAAAACCGAATATATTGTAACCAATAATAATATCGGGGTTCTCTTTTTGAATCAGACGCGTCCAAGCAACAAGCACATCCGCTTCCGTCGTATAAGATTCGATCTCGGAATTCGGCACTTCGTCGTCGAGGCGGTCGCATGTGTCGAGAACGATACAATGATTCAGGTAGGGGCGGTTATTGTTTTGCCCATATTTCACGAAGGTTGAACCGATGAATGTTACTTTGTCGCCTTCGACTTTGGGAAAGATGGAACCGAGCGTATCGCTCACGATTTTGATTCGATCTTCACGTGTGTGTTTGGGGTTGTTGATTAAGCTGACGAGTTTGACGGAAAGGTCGGCGGTGGTGGTGGTGCTACTCGCTGTTTTTGACAACCCGCCATTACCAGCACGAGATGGCATCTCATCCACTACATCGTTGTATGCTTCATTATCACTGTTGTCATCATCATCGCTATCGCCGTCGCTGTCATCGTTGGCACCTCCCGAAGTCTTTGCCTCTAATGCTTTCGCCGCTTCCGCTTTCGCAGTTGCCGCCATTTGAAGGAAGATCTGTTCAATCGTGTTTTCTTGTGCGACGACCTCCTGCTTGATTAAATGCCGCAATTCTTTCGATAATACGAGCCGACATAACCTCGCCATATCCGCCTCTTTCGGTCGGCGTTTCGGATAGATGGTTTCGATCCCTGGATAAGCAGCGCGACCTTGATATGAATACTGAAATGCGGTATAAATCATATGGGTCACTTCATCGTCGGTGATTTCGTCGGTTCCGGTTCCGGTTCCGG